TTAGCCCACCAAGCGATTGCTTGTCGAGTTTTTCTTTAGCGTATTCTTTTGGCAACACACCCTTAAGGGACGGGTTGTCCTTTTCAATTGCGTCCATAGCGTCGTCTACGTCTTTGCCGATGGTAGAGAGTTTCGCCCGCCCTTGCAGGTAGTCCCAGCGAGCCTGCGGCGGTACATAGAAGACGTTCTCTGCACGGTACTCATACGGGTCGTTCGGGTTGGCATCGGCATAATCGCCTTCGCCGGCCTCAAGTTTGTGATACAACTCGTAAAAGTTATCCGATATGTATTTAAGGAAGATAAGCCCAAGGACGATGTGCTTATACTCCGCTGCGTCCATATTTTTACGCAGCTTGTCGGCAGTGGCCCAAAGCACCTGCTCGACAGGCTGTTCTTTTACTTCTTTCTTAGCTCTCGCCATTGTCTTGTCCCTCCGTTTGTGTGTCTTTGTGGCCGTCACGATCATCCGCGCCGCCGGAGCGAATCCACTCGTCGACCTCTGAAAATTTGAACTTCCATAATCGCCCGACCTTATGCGCGGGCATATTTCGATGAGCAATCCACCGCAGCACTGCTTCGCGGCTCACATCGAGGTATTCCAACAATTCATTCATAGAAGCCCATTTTTCAATATCATGCCTTGGCATTATTAACCCTCCGCTTTTTAACTTGGATTCAGATTTCATTTCGTCCACCCTACAGTCACCGGCAAGCGCAGTTTTGCTCTTTTGTCGGGGAAGCAGAGGCGACCTTCGCTGTTTTTCATATCTAACACAATCTCGTGTATTCCTTCAATATGTCGCGCTTCAACATTGACAGTTATTGTAACCTCGCCGCCCGGCGGGGTTTTCGTTATATCAATGCGAGTTGCTGCCATCTTCAGCGACGTTTGCATGCTATTTACGAATTCCATATATCTCCCATCCCAAACAGCCGCGCCACTGTTCTTGATTACCCAGTGGTGGGTCAGCGTCCCGTAAAAAGCGGCTTTGTGTGGACTCGATGGGTTTTGCCTTACCAAGCGGAAGTCATCTCCGGCGCAAAGGGGCGCTGGCGCGGCATCTGCTTCTTCTTTCTCGGCGGGCTTTTCGGGTGGGTTCATTAGCCGCTCAGTCACGAAGTCTGCAACAAAGGTATCGGGTGCGCTATCATCGTTAGATTTAACAAACTCCAAGAACTGCTCAAAGAGGCCCTCGAAAACAAGCGTCCTGCCCACATCTGCGGAAACGCTGAAATCGTCACATAATCCTTTTAATGCCTCCACCGATATAACGGCTTCGCAATAGGCGATGAATGTGGCTTTGCTGGCATTCGCCAGAATGTGCATCTTTATCGGGTTCGTTAAGCCCTTGTATTTGGTCCTGTTGCCGTAGAGTCGCTTTCTGCTTGTTGGGTCGCTACCACTCAAACCGGAGGGCAAGCAACTGCTAAATTCAAAGTCATTAGGTCTATTAACTTTAACAGGGTTCGTTTCTCCGCAAAGCGCAGAGAAGATTTCGAGTGCGAATTGACCTTGATTGGAGCAAGGAAAACGGTCGTGCAGCTTATTTAAAAAATCACAGAAGCGCATGCCTTCCTTCCTCCCAATTGTGTTGCTTTAAAAAGTCACCAAAAAGTCACCTTTGCCTTGAAAAAGACCCCCATTCGCGCTCCTGCTTCTGAGGACAAGTCGTCGTATTATTTATACAGACGGCGGTCAAACAATGTTAATGCTCATCAACAAGCGTTAAGACAAACTTTAGGATATTCTACGCCATAATATTGAGTTTGTCAAGATGAAATAGCATTAAGTGTTGTAAAGACGCGTTAAACCATAAACAGAGGATTAAGAGAAAGGAGGACAACCTTCATGAGCGAGGTAAGAACCCAAAAAGGGAAGCTCATCGGAATGATCGATGCGCGCACAAGCACCCTTCATATCAAGGACGGCAAGAAAACCACGATGATTGAGATTCCCACAAACGGACTAAAGATTCGTTTTGTTTCAGGAAACGGCGCAGCTGAGGAAGTTTACATACCGCCTCTTAAGAGTGCGCCAATATTCGCATAACACCCAACCCACAATCAAATAAACCCGAATCCGCCAGATTGCTTTAGACGACAGTGCGGGCGACCCGAAAGGGCGCTCACGCTGTCGTCTATTTCTGTCTTGTGGCGGATTCAGCGACTCCGGCGGATTCAGGAATTCCTGACAAGCAAAGGAGTCGAACATGGACAATCAACGTTTTATTAAAACCGGTGGACAAAAATTCACTGTTACCGCGGAAAGTTACCGCGCTTACAAGCGGCCGGCCTGGGCAGAACGCAAGCGCAAAGAACGGGAAAAGCGTTGTGTCATCAGTAATGGCAGGGGTGGCACAAAGCGCTGCACAGATGACTGCAGCAAATGCGACAAGCAACGGACGGGTAGCGTCCTATCCCTCGACAAGTTCATCGACGACGGCTACGAATTGGCCGACACGGCGGATTTGGCTGAACTTGTGGCGGACAAGCTGCTGCTCGAACAGCTTGTGGCCGCCCTTGACGACTTGGAGCCGGACGAGCGGGCGCTGATAAACGCTCTGTTCAACAACGACCGAACCGAGCGGGATTACGCAGCCGAAATCGGCATCTCACACCAAGCGGTCGGAAAACGCCTGAAGAAGGTCGTCGCAAAGCTACGCGGGATTATGGGCGTGGAAAAAGACGGCAAATAAATCCCCACATTCGGTTGCCAACTCTCCTCTTACTGTCCTGTGGATGGTGAGGGGAGAAAGTTCTCCCCCGGAAACGGAGGTAGCCATATGCAAACGAAGGCACACAGCACGACCACGGACATCGACGCCCGCGACCCCGAACTGGACGAGGAACTGGCGGGAATTCTCACAGCAATCAGCGTCGTGTCCAAACGCCTCGCTAAGAAGCTGATGTTGCTTCAGCGGCAAGGCACGACAACTGAGGAAGGAGGGGAACCGGATGAGCAAAGTGTCTGAACTCGACCTGACGGTCAAGGAATTACGTAACGCCGCGCAAGCGATATCGGCAGCGGCTGACAGCCTAACCGCGCTGTTCACGGCAAGCACGAACACGGCGACGGAGGCCCCTCTGACTCCCAAAGCGGAGCCGTCCAAGGCAAAGCCAGTCACGCTGGAAGCTGTCAGGGCTGCGCTTGCGGAGCAGTCCCGCAACGGTCACACCGCGGAGGTGCGAGAGCTACTGCAAAGGCACGGCGCTGCGAAGCTGTCGGAGATTGACCCCGGTGAATACGCCGCCCTGCTTGCGGAAGCGGCTTATATCGGGCTGACGGAGGGAGTCACAAATGGGTAAACACGCGCTCCTGTCAGCGTCCGGTTCCCACCGCTGGCTCAGCTGCCCGCCATCGGCGCGGCTCTGCGAGCAGTACGAGGATAAGGGCAGCGACTACGCCGCCGAAGGCACGGACGCGCACACGCTTTGCGAGTACAAGCTGAAACGCGCTCTCGGAATCAAGGCGAAAGACCCGACCGCCAACCTGACTTATTTTAATGAGGAGATGAATGAGTGCGCCACTGGCTATGCCACCTACATTCTCGAACTAGTCGAGAGGGCAAAGCAGACCTGCGCCGACCCCGTGGTGCTTATTGAGCAGCGGCTGGATTTCTCCAAGTACGTCGAGGGCGGCTTCGGTACAGGGGACTGCGTGGTCATCGCCGATGGGACGCTCCACATCGTGGACTACAAGCACGGCCAGGGTGTTCTGGTGGAAGCCACGGATAACCCTCAGATGAAGTTGTACGCCTTGGGTGCCTTGGAGCTATTTGACGGAATCTACGACATCGGCACGGTGTGCATGACTATCCACCAGCCACGCAGGGAGAACATCAGCACCCACACGGTTTTCAAAGAAAGCCTATACCAATGGGCGGATGAAGTCCTCAAACCTGCCGCAGAGCTTGCCTACGCCGGCGAGGGCGACTACCGGTGTGGCGAGTGGTGTCGGTTCTGCAAGGCGAAATACGACTGCCGCAAACGCGCTGAAGCGAACATGACTCTTGCCCGCTACGACTTCAAGCGGCCGCCGCTTCTGGAGGATGACGAAATCGAAGGCCTCCTCGGCAAGATTGACGCTCTGGTTTCGTGGGCTTCGGACATCAAGGATTATGCCCTGCAAACCGCCCTCGGCGGGAAGCGGTGGCAGGGATGGACGCTGGTCGAGGGACGTTCCAACCGCAAGTATGTCAACGAGGACACGGTGGCGACAGCCGTGACCTTGGCGGGCTACGACCCCTACGAACATAAGGTAATGGGAATCAGCACGATGGAGAAGACGCTGGGCAAGGCGAAATTCTCCGAACTACTCGGCGGCCTCGTCGAGAAGCCGCAAGGCAAGCCAACGCTCGTGCCGGAGGGCGACATACGTCCGGCAATCCATACGGCGGCGGACGATTTCGCCGGCCACAACGAAAATTAGGAGGAATTGATCATGGCAAACCAAGGCAAGAAAGAAAACCCCACGAAGGTCGTTACCGGCGAAGTAAAGCTCTCTTACGCCAATCTCTGGGAACCCAAGTCAATCAACGGCGGCACGCCGAAATACTCGGTGTCGCTCATCATCCCCAAGTCCGACAAGCGTACACTCGACAAAATCAAGGCGGCGATTCAGGCGGCCTATGTCGAGGGCGAAGGCAAGCTGAAGGGCAACGGGAAGACCGTCCCCGCTCTGGCGGTTCTGAAGGCCCCACTACGCGACGGCGACACCGAGCGCCCAGACGACAAAGCCTATTCAGGCGCCTACTTCATCAACGCCAACAGCGCGACCGCGCCGGGCATCGTGGACAACCAGCAGGAGCCGCAGCCCATCACCGTCCGCTCCGAGATTTATAGCGGCGTCTACGCCAGAGCCAGCGTGAACTTCTATGCCTTCAACTCAAACGGCAACCGGGGCATCGCCTGCGGCTTGAACAACATCCAAAAACTGCGCGACGGAGACCCGCTTGGCGGCAAGTCCCGCGCGGAGGACGACTTCGCCACGGCAGATGACGACGATTTCCTCTCGTAAGGCAGAGCGGCAACGAATCAGCGGAAAGGCGGCAAGTTTCCCCGCCGCCTTTCCGCGTCAGGAGGGCTCATGAAAGCTCTATCCGTAGATATTGAGACTTACAGCGATTACGACCTCGTCAACTGTGGCACATACAAGTATGCCGAGGCGCCGGACTTTGAAATTCTGCTCCTTGGCTTTTCCGTAGACGGCGGTGACGTTCATGTGATTTCTCTCGCCGACGGCGAGACTATTCCGTCCAATATCCTCGATGCCTTAACTGACGATTCCGTCCAGAAGTGGGCGTTCAACGCCAACTTCGAGCGGGTGTGCCTGTCCCGTTATCTGCGGAATATGGGCGCAAGCCTCGACCCCTCCGCCGACGGCCACTTCTCCGAGCAATATCTCGGTAAGACGAAGTACCTGAACCCCGAATCGTGGCGCTGCGTCATGGTCTGTTCGGCATATATGGGATTGCCGCTCTCCCTTGAAGGCGCGGGTGCGGTCTTGGGGCTTGGGAAACAGAAGCTGACCGCAGGCAAGGAACTCATCCGTTATTTCTGTTCGCCTTGCAAACCCACCACCGCAAACGGCCAACGGACACGAAATCTCCCGGAACACGAACCGGGCAAATGGGAATCCTTCAAAGCGTACAACCGCCGTGATGTGGAAGCGGAACTCTCTATTCAGGAGCGGCTCGCCAAGTTCCCCGTGCCTGATAAAGTATGGGAGGAATACGCCCACGACCAAGAGAGTAACGACCGTGGCGTGGCTTTGGATATGACGCTCGTCAAGGGCGCCATCAAAGCGGATTCCCGTTCCCGCACCGAATTGACCCGGCTGATGAAAGAACTCACTGCCCTTGACAACCCGAACTCTGTGCAGCAGTTGACGCGATGGCTTGCCGACAACGGCTTGGAGACAGACACCCTCGGCAAAAAGGCGGTCGCGGAACTGCTCAAGGATGCTCCAGAGCCGCTTGGCAAAGTGCTGGCTCTCCGGCAGCAGTTGGCAAAATCCTCGGTCAGGAAATATCAGGCTATGGAAAACGCCGTCTGCGCCGATGGTCGCGCAAGGGGTATGTTCCAATTTTACGGAGCCAACAGAACCGGCAGATGGGCCGGGCGGATCATACAACTGCAAAACCTCCCTCAGAACCATTTGCCAGACCTTGAGCAGGCGCGGGCTTTGGTGAGAGACAGCAACTTCAATGCCCTTGAACTGCTATATGACAACATTCCCGATGTCCTTTCCCAATTAATCCGCACGGCGTTTGTGCCGATGGACGGCCAAAAGCTAATCGTTACAGACTTTTCGGCTATTGAAGCCCGCATCATCGCCTGGCTCTCCGGAGAGCGGTGGCGTAACGAGGTGTTTGCCACCCACGGCAAAATCTACGAAGCGTCGGCGAGCCAGATGTTTAATGTGCCGGTTGACGCCGTCGTTAAGGGTAGCCTTCTCCGGCAGAAAGGCAAAATCGCCGAACTCGCGCTTGGCTACGGCGGCTCGGTCGGCGCGCTCAAAGCAATGGGCGCGCTTGAGATGGGCTTGTCGGAGGATGAACTGCAACCACTCGTCACGGCTTGGCGGGCATCCAACCAGAACATCGTGCGGTTCTGGTGGGATGTTGACCGCGCCGCCATTACGGCGGTCAGGGACAGGACGGTTACCGAAACCCACGGCATCTGCTTCGGTTATCAGAGCGGGATGCTATTTATCACGCTCCCATCCGGGAGACGGCTCTGCTACGTTAAGCCCCGCATTGGCACAAACCGGTTCGGCTCGGACTGCGTGACCTACGAGGGCGTCGGAGGCACAAAGAAATGGGAGCGGATCGAAAGCTACGGTCCTAAGTTTGTGGAGAATATTGTGCAGGCAGTAAGCCGCGATATCCTCGCTCACACCATGCGAACGCTCCGCCATTGCTCCATAGTGATGCACGTCCACGACGAAGTCGTAATCGAAGCCGACCCAAGGATGTCAACGGAAGTTCTGTGTCAGCAAATGAGCCGGACGCCGCCGTGGGCAGATGGTCTTTTGCTCCTTGCCGATGGGTTCGATTGCCCGTTCTATAAAAAAGATTAACAGTTTGGTTGCCAAGCTGCCCCTCATTGTCCTGAGGATGGTGAGGGGTTCCTAACCTCTCGAAAAGATTATTTTCAGGAGGTTCAACATGAATGAATTGCAGGTGTTCTTCTACGAAGGGAACGAAATCCGAACTGTCCGGAAAGGCGAGGAAAATTGGTGGGTGTTAAAAGATGTCTGTGCGGTGCTGGGACTCAGTAACCCGACCATCGTCGCCGACCGTCTGGACGAAGACGAGCGGGCTAAGTTTGACTTAGGGCGTCAGGGTGAAACCAACATAATCAACGAGAGCGGGCTCTACAGCGTAATCCTCCGTTCCGACAAGCCCGAAGCCAAAAAATTCAGACGTTGGGTCACTCACGCGGTGCTTCCGACCATCCGCAGGCACGGCGCGTATGTTACCCCCGCCAAGCTGGAGGAATTGATGAACGACCCCGACGCTTGGATTAAGGTATTGACCGCCCTAAAAGATGAACGCGCGGCAAAGGAACGATTGCTGCTGGAAGCCCTTGAAAACAAGCCGAAGGTCATCTTTGCCGATGCGGTATCGGTATCCGAAGGTACAATCCTTATCGGAGAGTTGGCAAAAATCCTCAAGGGCAACGGCATCGAAATCGGGCAGAACCGCCTTTTTGAAAGGCTACGTCAGGATGGTTATCTCATCAAGCGAAAGGGTACGGATTACAACGCCCCGACCCAGAGAGCGATGGAGCTGGAGCTGTTCAAAGTCAAAGAAACCGCCATCACGCACTCGGATGGCCACGTCACCATCAGCAAGACGACCAAAGTCACGGGTAAGGGGCAGCAGTACTTTACAAATCTGTTCCTTGGCG